TTGCACTTGTCCTGAGCTAATTGGAAGATGACCTCTTGAGGATACTCCCCATTGGGAACTGTTAATACGAACATTCTCACTGAGAATTTGTCGCTGATTTGCTTGATTGGCTCAATTACTTTGATTGTGCCGGTTACTTGTAATTCCATATTTGATTTATTTGTTTACGTTTAAAATGCACCTTTAAATATCTGAGATGCAATGGCGGTGCCTACCAATGTCAATGATATTGCCATGACAATAAGAGTGATGATTGCGTATATCTTCTCTTTCATTTCGCTTCCAATAATTTATAATACTCATTATAATACTCAGTACACAATTCCAATCTCTCAACCATCTCCTGCTCCTTCACCTCATCACGATCAAACGAAAGTACGGTGATTCTCTTTTCCGGTGCGATATGGTCAACGCGGTGAATATCTAAGTTCTCCCACTCGTTAAGTAGTTCGTTGGATGTTGTTACCATGCAATAGATTAATTCAGCCTTAGGTTTGTCATATAGCCTCATGTAAGCTCTCAACTGCCACTCATATATTGCATCGTATCCATCCTCTGCCATCACTGGAAAGGTATCCAATGACCAAGATGTTTTGATGTCGATGATTGAATCATTGGTGATGATGTCACATTCACCGGTCATAAGCTCGTCAACCATTCGCACAGTGTTCTTGATATATCCCTCGAATCTCACAGTGTTGAGTAGGTCAATTGAGTCCTGCTCTTGACTTAATCCTTTCTCAATGTACTTGGAATTGATTTGACTGCGGTATCCGTAGAAGTTTTCCTTCGCAACTTGCTTGATATAGCTCTTCGCAGTTGCTCCCATTTCATTCTTGCCTCGGCCATTGGTCATCAACTTGCCGATGGAGGATGGATGCCACTTCATAATTCTAATGCTTTAAGTTGTACCTCAGTCAATGACCATTTCTCAATCAATTGCTCTTTTGTATACTTTCCTGCTTGAATGGATGCCACTGCTGATTCGAATCTCGTATTGTCCAATGCAGGTTTAACCGGTGCGACTGCAATCGATGCTGCCTTTCCATCATCATCCACTGCCTGAAGTGAGAGAAGTGATTGCAATGTTCCTCTTCGGAAGTAAGTCACTGCACTAAGTACCTTTTGTGGGTCCGTAATAATCGGCAAAGTCATGAATGATTCCACCATCTCACCCGAATCGATGTCAATGATACGAGTCACCACATCATTTCCAACAATTGGTTGAAGCAATATCAATCCATTCTCCAATAGAATCGGCTCGACTGCGGTGAGCAGTGCATTGATGTCGGCATATGACTTTTTGAAATGTGGATTCGTAGCATTCTTTGCTACCTTTCCAATCTGCTGCTTAGCAAGATGCAACTTTTGGTACAGTGTTGCGACTGTTTTTGTGTTCTTTTCCATTATTTAGCGTGTTAAATTTCAATAAAGATAATAAACTATTTTAGATTGGCAATAAAATTATCATAAAATTCGATGAAATCATCAAAAGTTCTTGAGATATAGTACACTCCTCCAGCATCTTCAATCATTTTTTGATATACTTTTTGTGCATCTGATTGCCTATCCTTCCCATACTTCACCTCAATCTTGACTGAGCGACCTCGAATGGTTGCCGAGATATCTGCGGAGCCTGGTGTTCCCGTTCCTTTGGTCCATTGACCACCTATTTCCACTCCATCAGTACGGTACTTTTTACGATACACTCCCATCGTATTGATTCGCTCCGCTTGACATCCACTCATCTTAAGGAATCCACATATGGATTTGGTGAGTGCATTCGCTGAGTTATCTTGCCAATTGGTGAGGAATGAATCAACATATGGCAGCTTTGGATACTTCGCCCTGGTGAGAGCTCTCTCAAGGTCTTTGATTCGTTCTTTGTTTTGTTTGGTCATAGCTTTTTTAATTCATTTGTAACATCAATGCAAAATGCAATCTCTTTAATATTTTTCGCTGGTGATTCATATAGTATTTCAAGCATTTCACCAACTACAATCAATGCACAATTTTTTATTCTTGAATTTAATAAATCCTCATTGTCTGTTAAATCAATTAATTCTTGGGCAAATAATGTTCTTAATTCTTTTGCTTTTTCTCTTGGTGTCATATCTCTTTTGCTTTATCGTTTAACTCATCCCAAATATCATCCGGATCACTTGGTGTTTTATCGGTCCTTCCGAATTCAATCCATCTCCGGTTGTTTGTTTTATTCTCATCAATCTTGTATCCATGATAATGTCCAAAGATACTCAACCATTGAGAGAATTTCTTTTTGCTTAGTTTGGCATAATCAGTGTATTCATTAGTGAAGGCCTCATGAAGCTCGTCTTTGTACAACCTTACATTCAATGGAAGATTCCCATCATTGGACCAATCGTAAAACTCAAAACAAGTTTCCTTGATGAATTTACGCACATCCAGGTTGGTGAACTCATGAGATACCAATCCATTCTTTAGATAGTATTGGCAGCATTGAATCATGAAGTTGTCAAAGATTATCCATTCCTCATCATTCCAATCATCAAACAACATATGACCGAACTCATCCAATGGTGATCGTGTGTGACCAAAATAGTTGCTCATCTCCACTTCGAACTTCCTTCTCTCAAATGAGCCACCCACTCCACCAATTGTGTAGTTGGTTGTGATGATAATCTTTGGAGATTTGTTCACTGGTATCTTGATGGCATCCTGCCCTTTGTACTCCAATGTAATTCCCTCAGTAATCAATGAGAATAGATTCTCAAAGTTGAAGTTCTTTTTCACATCATCAAACACCAGGAGCTGAGTATCGGTTGAAACAGTTTGATAAGGGAATCCCTTGGTGAATTCAAATGTCTTTCCATCAATTGATGCTACCTTTTTTAACTTAGCAAGTGCATTCCAAAACAATCCCTTTCCACTTCCTCCATTCGGATTCTCTGAGATGGTTTCATCGTTGAATATTATCGCCTTATTACTTGCTGAGGTCTTGTACGAATGCATGAGGTATCCAATCACCGACTTGAATGAGTTGTACTTCGCTGAATCCTTTCCACTTACCAACCATAGGAATGTTCTAAATTCACTTTTATGGTGATCACTAGAAATATATTCTCGGTCAATTATCTGCCTCTTCCATACATATCCATCCAAGTCAATGTACTCATGCTTGAATATACCTTGCTTTGTGATTTCCACCGCACAATTGCGATAATATAGATAGCATTTATCCGCAGTATCCTCCATCATCTCAACTTGAGCACTGTCTAACATCGAAAGGAATTCAGATGTGAAGTATTTGGTTGCACCCGCCATCAAGTCATATGGTTGGAATCCAATCTCTTCCCTAGATAGCAGAGAGCTGAGTGTGAAATCCTTGATTCTCTTCTCATTGGTTTCCTCAATTAGATTCTGCTCCTTCTTAATGAATGAATAAGTATTAGAATCAGCAGGAAAGTATTTGAAAAAGTTGTTTTGTTGTAGCCAAAATTTATACTGATGGATGCTGAGTTGAATTCGATTCTGATTATTGTAAGTCCAAAAATCCTCGATGTTTCCCGTTTCTTTGATGGCATCAACGCACTTCTCAACTTCATCTTGAGTAAACTCCGGAAGTATCTTGATGATATCATTGGTCTTTTTACCTGCTCGGATGTGCTTTTCAATCTTCGCTCTTGAGGTATTATCTTCAAAGTACCTGGTCCCAAATTGAGAGGTCTTTGAATATGCTGATTTGATTATCTTTCGAATCTCATTCTCTTTTCCTCCTTCATCAAATCGAAGCATCACATTCTCGCATTCAGTTTTTTGAATTCCGAAGTCATTGAATGCAGCTGCAAGTTTAAAGAGGTTGTTATTTTTCTCACCTGGCACCATTCCATACTTCCGTTCCCACCATTTCATCAAGTTCTCAATGATACGGTTGTCCGATTTGATTGGAATCATCACATCCATTGAGCCAATTTCCTCAATCTCCGGCTCTTCAATAGCACTCCAAAGCAATGAATCTTGATTGATGTAAATATCGGGATCATATGACTCAAAACAAAAGCGGTCAAGGTTACTCCCTGAATTATCCCAATAATCTGAATCAAAGTAAGTTCTCAAGGCATCGAAATATCCTTTGAAATCTCCCTCAGTTGGAATCTTGACCAATGCCTTCACTCCTTTTCCGCTTGGTGATATCCATGCACTGAAAACATAGTTGTTGAACATCAATGCATCCTTGAATTGAATTGCCTCAGCGGTGTGACTCATGTTGTCAAAGTCCAATATCATTAATCCGGACCTTTGTTCGATACCTTTCACTGAGCGACTCTTGAAAGTCCCATTGAAGCAAACTCCAGGAAGCTGATTCTTGTATTGTTTCTGCTCATCCTTAGTGGCACAAGCTCTGATTTGCTCAACCAATTCCTTTGACTTACCATCTCGAATTCTTTCAAGACAATATAGAGCTGATTTGTTGAATGGATTTGTGGTATCCGTTACCTTCTTAAAAATTGATACGATCATAATACTGTTTTAGTTCACTGTTAAAAAAAAAGAGGGGGAAAGGAACAGTGAAAACCTTTTAAGTGGATGCCTCCGACAACCCCTCAACAAAGATAGTAATTTATTCCATTACTCAACAAAATACACTTTATTTTCAATTAGTACCTCAATGTGTACCTAAATGTGTACCTACTAAAATTCAATGTTTACTAGTGTTTCAGCGATTTTGGTACACATTTTCACGTTTTTTTGGTATTTTTTGAAAATATTATTTTTTCAGATTCTCAAAATAATTAAATAAGTATAAGTATATGACCGAAAATGTGTACTTGTGTACCTATTTTATTACTCAACTGATAACAATTCCTCATATTCATTCCTCAACACTCTCCTTTTGATTGCTTTGAGCTGATTGTACGACTTGCATTTGAGAATCTCATCACGAAGGAATCTCATTTTCTTTACATGAGCATTTCCTTGAAGCTCGTCAATATCATCCTGGATAACGGTGATGTAATATAAATCACCACTCTCAATTGACCAATTGTGTAGCTTGATGTTGTGCATCACTGTTGCATGACCTCGATTGAAATACTCACCAATCGCATGAAATGGGAGATTCAATCCCCTCAGTTCTGCCATTAGATATCTCCTTCTCATTGTCAATACCTGGTGTCGACTCGTCACATCCAATTGATCTCGTTGAATGATGTGTTTGATTGCTTTTATTTTATCTTGTTTGTTCATCTTCCGCGTTTTGTAGCCATTGTCTGAAGGCCATTTGTATATCCATTTGCTGATTCCATATTTCGATTCCTGCATCATCAAGGAATTTCTTATCTGATTTGCGTATCTCATCGAGGAGATGGTTGGCTCTCATCTTGATTGCCTTGGTGAATATCTTCTCATCATTCATGTCCTCGATGAAGTCACCAAGCACTGGAAGGATTCCCACGATCGCGATTATTTTTGTTGATGGTTTCATACTTCCTCAACTTTAAATTTCCCCATGTCATATCCTCCTTTGGTTAGAAGCTCCGACTTCATCCAATATGCAAGTGACTTTGAATGGAAGTGCCACTCTTGCACCGTTCTTTTTCCGATTGTGTATGTTAATTT